TAGATAGAAACGAAAAAGATTGGCCTGTAATGATTGATATTGCAATAGATGATAAAAGTAAAATTTCTTATTGGACTATAAAAAAGATTAAAAACTTATTAAAAAGCGATGATAATGGCTACACTACATATTTCGATAGAAATTTAAGCCTTACAGAAAATTTAAGAAATCCTGAGCTTCGTAAGAAAAAAGCTATAATGTCTACTTTTGGCAGAGTATTTAATAAATTATTTCATTATGGAACCTATACAGCCAGGCAACTAGAGGAATTTGAGTCTTTGTTTTTAATACATAATCTAGACAAAATAGGTTATTTTGAAATTACAAATGACATACATTATGCTTACGATCATGATAATTATAATCAACCACATGGTAATGGCACTTTAGGTCAATCGTGTATGCGTCACGAAGAAAATCAAAAGCTATTAGATTTTTATAAATCATTAGGTGAAGATGTAGTACAATGTTTAGTGTTATATAACCATGACGATCAAATATTAGGCAGGGCTTTGTTATGGAATAAATGTTATAACAGAAGGCGTAAAACACATTTTGTAGTTATGGATCGTGTGTATACAGAATACAATGCTTTAGAAATATTTTTCCATGTATATGCTAAAGAAAATGGTTATATTCGCAAAAAACTAAACTCTTACAGAAACAATACATTAATACAACCTAACGGTAAAGGTGGTATAGGCGCTTGTTATGTAAAATTTGATCCAAAAAATCTTGAAAATAGAGAGGATATGAATGTACCATATGTTCCCTGGTTAGATACATTTAAGTTTGCAGATTTTGACGAAGGTTATTTAACAACTCATAAAAATCTAGGCGGTAACAAAATATGTCAAAATACACACGGCTCTGTAGGACATGTATATGGGTTGAATCCAGAAACCTACGAAGTAAAAATGAATGAATTAAATAGTATTCACAATCAAAAAATATAAAATTTATGTATTATGAGCTAGAAAACATAATATTAGGTAATATAATAGTAGACACTAAATTGTATCACCAAAACGCACAGTTGTTTAATATACATATGTTTGATGATCCAAGCAATATATTAATATACAAAGCGTTTACAAAAATTATAAAAAAAGGCAAAGAACCAGACATTGTAAACATAGGCAAAGAATTAGGTGCTAAAAGTAAATTATCAGTAAAAGTTGTACAATTGACTAGTACAGCTACACTAATGCCTAGAGAGTTTGACTCAGCATTACAAAGTTTGGTTGAATCGTCTAAAAGAAAAATAGTAAATGAATATTTACAAGAAATCAATAACCATGTACAAAATCAATCTGACATAGCTGTTATCAGCGACAAGATTAATGATTTACAAAACAGGTTAGTTGATAATCATGAGGATAAAGATAAAACTCTTATAAAACAATTGGTAGAGTTTACTGAAGACCTTGCTGTTAAAATTAATACAGAAGGTATAACAGGAATTACCACAGGTTTTAAATCTCTTGATGATTTTACGAATGGATGGCAACCCACTGACTTAATTATAGTCGGTGGTGCGTCATCTATGGGTAAAACGAGTTTTGCTGTAACAACTGCATTTAATGCAGCTAGAGCTAAAAATCCTATTGCAATATTCAGTTACGAAATGTCATCTATACAACTACTACAAAGAATGGTTAGCATTCAGTCTGGAGTAAGTAGTCATTGGCTTAGAAAAGGCGCATTAGATGAACAAGAAATTAAAAAAGTTAATAAAGCTGTCGGTTACATAGAGAATCTACCGTTAATAATAGATGACTGTAATAATACAGATTTAAGTTATTTATTATCAAAAATAAAACAGTACGTGCACACTAACAAAATCAAACTTGTACTTGTAGATTACTTACAATTAGTTACCTGCAAAAGGTCAAGTCGTGAGCAAGAGGTTAGTGCAGTAGCACGTGCATTAAAAAATCTAGCTAAAGAATTAGATATAGCTGTCATAGCATTGTCACAACTTAATCGTGGCGTAAGCTTTAGAGCAGATTCTAAACCTACAATGTCAGATCTACGTGAGTCAGGCGAGATAGAACAAGCTGCAGATATTGTAGCTTTAATATATAGGCCTGAATATTATGGTTTGCACGAAGATGAGACAGGTAACCCAACAAAAGGACTTGCAAAAGTAATTTTTGCTAAAGGACGTAACATTGGTGTAGGAGAGATAAATCTAAGATTTGTAGCTGAACAAACTAAATTTGAAGATTATGAAAATATTTAGCATTTTATTGTATTGCGTTATAGGCGTAATAACAACAACAACCTTGGTATTTTTATTTCCTATTTTAGGTATGTGTCTAGTAGGATATGTAGTATATAAAACTGCAAAAATCTTGTTTAATTGGTAAAAATTTCGTATTTTTAAATACTATTTTACAATGAAAAACAAGTCAAAATTAGATAAAATATATGAAGAAATTGCATATGACACAGGCATAAAAAAGTCTGTAGTACAAAATGTAATAAAAAGTTTGTTTGTAAAAATAGGTGTAAGTTTAATACAAAACACACCTGTGATGATACGTAAATATATAAAAATTGTAAAAGCATCACGACAGACAAAATCAACCCAAAAAAATTATAATGATTATGAAACAAGAAGCAATTAATTTAAAAGATTTGCAAAAAGAACTGCCATACAAATGGAGAGTACAATCTTCTAGGTATGGTAAAGCGAACTGCGTAGCATATATAGATGCACGTGACGCACAAGATTTGTTGGACGATGTAGTAGGGCCAGGCAATTGGTCTACAGAATACTACGAAGCTAATGGACTTTTAATGTGTAGGGTAGGTATACTTGTTAATGGACACTGGGTATGGAAATCAGACACAGGCTCTGAATCTAATGTAGAAAAAGACAAAGGACATGCATCTGACGCATTTAAACGTGCTTGTGTATCCTGGGGTATAGGTAGATTCTTATACAGACTAGACATACAAACATTACAAACCAAAGATTATAAGGGTAAAGAATATCCTTATGCACCTGAAAAAGATAAAATTATTTTTGATGGTGACACACTAACTAAATATATAAATTGGAAAGTAAAAAATGGAAAGTAAAACACTATTAGACATAGCAGCCTTAGAAGCTACATATGCCTACACTAATCAGAATTATACTGACGAGTTAACAAACGAGATTATGGACTATCTAAGACATAAATTAGATATAAATCAAAACTCTGATAAAGATGACGTTATTTATAGTCAAATATGGATGATGATCACATTACACAACAATAAAATCAAAAACACTTTAAACAAAAATTAATATGTCAAATTGGAATTTAAACGAGGTAAGCACCTCACAAAAAACAGAAAAAAAAGAGTACAAAAAAGTAGATTATTTAAGAACTCCTGGATCGTACACATGTACAGTAAATGGACAACTCTCTGAAAAAGAAATGGAAGGCTATACAGGGTCACCATTTTTAGACTTTATTTTGTACACATCAGATGGTAAAAAAACTAAAGCTAGATTTTGGACGCCAAAAGAAACTGACGCACCAAAAACTGCAGATTTTAAACGTAAACTACTAAAAGAGTTTATGATTAACTGTGGTGTAAAAGACTTTACAAATATGTCTAATGCGTTAGATCAGGTAATTGGTAAAAGGCTACAAGTTTGTTTTACTACACAAGAGTACATTGGTACAGATAGAGAAACTAACGAACCTGTTATAAGAACATCACTACAATATAAATTCTCTAAAAAAGTAGGAGAAACTATAAAGTATGATGCTAAATACAACAGAACGTTAAGTCCTGAGCAAACTATGCAATACAATGAGTTGCATAAATTGTGGTCTGAAACAAAAACAACTGTAGAAGACGACGACAACTTACCGTTTTAATTAAAAACCGTATATTTGGGGACTTAACATCCCTAAATATATGGAAATATTCATACCAGGTAATGTACCTTCATCTAAAAACTCAAAAAGATGGACAGGTAAAATGCTAATCAATTCAAAAACTGTTATGAATTATATAAAAAAAACACAAGCAGACTATCTTATAAACAAACCCAAGTTTAAAAAAATGATAGAAAACAAGGAATTTCCTGTGACTGTATCATTTACGTTTATAAGAGGTAGTCGACATAAGTTTGATTATATAAATCCAGCACAAACCGTACAAGATTTAATGGTTAAAAATCATTGGATAGAAGACGATAATGCAGAGTTTATTATACCGCATTTTGAGCAATACAGTTATGACAAAGAAAACCCTGGTGTTATAATAAAAATTATATGATAAAAGAATTTATTGATACTTATCTAGACCATTATAATATGGATAAAGATCTGTTTATGTCTAGCAAAAGGACTAGAGACTTAGTTGATCACAGAATGATAATATGTACTGTACTTAGAAAGAACGGTCCATATACATATTCTGAGATTGGTAAAGCTATTAACAGAGATCACGCAAGTGTTATACATCATAATAAAAATTACGATACTTTATCTTATATACCTGAAATAGAAAAGCTTTATTACGCAGGTATAAGTATTTATAATATGATAGATAACAATCCAAAAAATAACGATTCTCTAGAATTAGTAAATACATTTATGTATTCTAATAAAACTCTTAGAAAGAAATTAATTGATAAAACTAAAAAATTAAAAAATATTGTTGAAGAACACAAAACTTTAAAAAGAAATTACTTAATTTTAAAATCTCAAATTAAAACACATTAACATGGCAAAAAACAAGAAAAAAACAGATGAAGGAACAGTAGAAGTAACTATTGACGGAGTAAAAATTACAATACCATTATTGGTTAAAAGACTACTAGAGGATCAAAGAAAGTCTATACATTATTATAATCACGTACTAGCATTATGGATGTACAAAAGTTATGATGAGAATAGTAATAAATCTATTGATCACGAAATAGCTAGTTTTATTAACGAAAGTATACCAGAAATCAAAGAAATGATAGAGCATTTTAAAGAACAAGATGCTAAACAAGAAAATAATTTAGAGGTTGTAGAAGATACAGACATTAATTAGTATCTTTGTACATCTTTCTGACTGAACTTTCCATGTTCAGATTTCATTGTTTTTTTGATTGGTTGTTCCCAGGGCTTGTTAAAGCAGGCCTTGGGCGTATACTATTATGGAACTAGACGACATTTTTTCAGACAACAAAGAACCTATAGAACAACCTATAGAATGGTGGCAAGAAGACAAAATAGATCAAATTATAGAACTTTGTCCTTACCCACAATGGATGATAGACGACATAATAAACAATAAACCGTCTACAAAAAACGAAGCAGACATTTTATTAAACAAACTGTGGTTTGATCACATACCCAGAGATCCTAAGGATCAGTTATTAAAAATGCTTCATCTAAATACTTTAATATGAAAAGAGATGAGCAAGTAGATATTATATTTATAATTATATTATTTAGAGCTTTTCACGAAATGCTATACAGCATGAAAGGTAAGCATAGTAAAGTTACAAAACAAAAATTCAATAGATTAATAAAGGTCGCAAGACAATACGAAAAGGACATAAATAGATGGGTAGAAAACTCAAAAGAAGTAGAAGAAATCTATGATCAATTTATGGACTTATTAATAGAAGCTAAAAAAGAAATTTAAAATGAGTAAAACAACAATAGTATTTGAAGGAGGCGTAGACAATATACGCACCCTAGCAGACAACAGCCTAAGAGTATCTTTAGGTACACCAGAACTATCACCACAAACTGTAGGTGATTTATATAGCGTATTAAAACAACCTGGATTTGTAGTATTATCAACACAACCTATAACGCAAAAGCAAATAGATGCAGTAGAATCTGCAAGTATTGACATGGAGTTTGATACAAAAACACCAGCACAAAGATTGCGTAATGTTTTATACAGAATATGGGAACAAACATCACCTAAAGACAAAAACTCAGAAGGTATAACAGAGTATGTAGATTTTGATTTATTCTACAAACGTAAAATGAACGAATTAATTAACCACTTTAAAACTAAATTAGGATGAATTACAACAGTATTACAAAAAAATACACTAAAATTAAAAACATCAATATTGTGTTAAGAGCTTTTTACGCCAAACTATTATACAAATTAGGTGTTAGTGTAAAAGAAATTGCATTTAGATTTGAATTATCTGAAAGCAGAATATACCAATATTTAAAAAAATGATTACTAAGGATATTAGAAAGACTTTTAAAATTAGGTATTCTGGTAGATCTACCGACTACATTAGCCCCAGCTTTGGTCACGGCTGTTTATATGATTGTAGTTATTGCTATATGAAACGTCATAAGCCTACAGGATTAAGTATTGCTCAAAATCCTAACGATATATTGACTAGCATAAATAACCATGTTTATTTTGCTGACGTAGACAAGCCTAATCAAACACACCCTGAGTTCATAACTTATGACATAAGCTGTAACGAGGACTTTGCATTACACGCTAAATATCACGATTGGACATATATATTTGATTTTTTCAAAGAACATCCATTAGCTATGGGTAGTTTTGCAACTAAATATGTAAATCCCGATTTTGCTACGTATGATCCTGAAGGTAAAATACGTATAAGATTTAGCTTGATGCCACAACATATGGCTGACATACACGAACCTAACACATCTAAAATAATTGATCGCATTAAAGCTATTGACGCTTTTATTGAGGCTGGTTATGATGTACATGTAAACTTTAGCCCTGTTATAGTTTATGATGGATGGCTAGAAGACTACAAGCACTTGTTTACTATGTTAAAAAATAATGTGGAATACAAAGAAATTGTCAAAGCTGAGGTTATATTTTTAACTCACAACAAAAATAAGCATATTGAAAATTTAAAAAGAATTGTAGATGTAGAGTCGCATTTATGGAGGCCTGATATACAAGAAACTAAAAATTCACAATATGGTGGTGAAAACTTACGGTATAAAGTAAATTTAAAATCACATTTTATCAAAGAATTTACTAAATTACATGACCAAATAATACCGTGGAATAAAATTAGATATATATTTTAAAACAATGAAAGAAGAAAAATCAAAATTACTAGAAGAACTGTTAGAGCTTTCTACTGCAATAGTCCAAGAAAGAAATAAATCAAAAAACTTATACGATCAAGTTATATTTGAAACAGCTGATGTTTATTATTGGCTGCACAGATACATAGAAAGTTTACCTGCTATGGATAGAGAGGTAATAACTAACAGAGTAAGAACTAAAGAAAAAGTCAACAATAAAATAATACAAGTTGACTATGAATCAATTAAATTTTAATTATGAAAGTAGACGAAACAACATTTAAAATCAGAAAAACATGCGACTCTATAAAAGAGTTTTTAGTAGCAAAAAATAAAAGTTACGGCGATTCAGCAACTAAACCACTAAACATTTTTAGTAAAGGAAACGCTGTACAAAGCCTGTGTGCTAGGATAGACGATAAGCTTGCTAGAATTAAAAACAGAGGTATTGATAAAAATACTTTAGATACTGTTGACGATTTAATAGGATATTTCGTACTTTTGAAAATAGCAATTAAAGACAGTAAAAGTGTTGATGAAGAAGAAAACAAGTAAACTATTGTATAAAGCACATCTTTTAATAAATAACGCTACAGGAGTAGATGTACCTAAATACAAAATGGATGAAGCCAAAAGAGAGGCTAGAAAACTTTATAAAGAAATAAAAGATTTAGATCCTAAAATATATAACATTTTAAAAGAAGATTTGTAATGAAACTATTAATTGAGGTAGAACTAACCAAAAGAGAATCAGAGAAAGAAAACGCAGAACAAATATTAGTCGAAAGACTATATAACAAATGCGACGATTGGTTGACTGGTAAAGAAATACCTGAATTAATATTTGTCTACGACGAACAAGATATAAATCCTTTAGATGCTTATAAGTACAATAGAGACGATGATGAATTTTTAAATTAATGGGAGTACATATACAGCAAGTAATATTTTACGAAAAGAAAGGTGATTTAACAACTAAAAAGATTGTTGTACCAAAAATAATAAACACAGACATATCATTTCAACTACAGTTTGGATTTACTATGCCAAAAAAAACTAGAAGAAGTTCAGACAGTACGTTAAAATCATATCCAGACGTAAATAATTTATGACATATCTAGAAAAACTAAGAAGATACAGAAGGTGGTTAGTTAAACAAATAAAGAAAGTTGATGACGCACTCAACGCACAATACAGAAGATAACGAATGGATCTTCATATATTGGTTGTAATATGGCCTAGTTAATTTTAACGTTATAGTTTAACTTAGCTTGTACCCCGTTATAAGCGCTCCATACAAAGGCGCTAGCTTTTTTAATGTTGCCTACATAACCTTTTTGATCGTGCCACTCATCTGTAGCAGACATAGATGACAGATTACGAACAGTCAAACCGTTTAACTCTTCTACTGCTTGCATCTTGTAAGCCTTATTAGTATGTAAATGACCTCTATGTACCTCAACATAGCGAACGTCGCTCCAAATGTCTCTATAACGCTGTGAAACTATTCCTGGCAAGTCATTTAGTTTAGGACCATCACCATGGTCGTTTATTATTAAACATTTACCATAAACAAAAGATTTCATCATAGAGTTGCCATTGTCTACTGTAACGTTTTTGTTGTTTTCATAAAACATTTCTAAAGCGTCACCTATGTGCATCATAGATTCTCTATCGTGATTACCTGGTATAACGCAAACGTGTACATCTGCATACTCTACAAGCATTTGTATGCATTCTACTATTAACTTTCTTCCCGCTCTATATATTTCTATACCTTTATCAGTATTGTACTGTGGTGTGCCTTTAGTTGTACTAACTATAGGCCAATCGCCGTCAGAATTTAAAAAGTCATTACCTACTACAAAAAGTATTTGGTTTATATAAAACCCACTAGCTCTTTGCACTAAGTGTGTTAATGCATCAATCATTCTGCCTCTAGCTATATCTAAGCTGTACTCATCACCATCTATACCTATCTTACCAAGATGTAAATCAAAAGCGTTTATTTCTAATAGATGCGGATCGTCATCTTTATAACTAGAAGGTCTAATTACTTGTTTAGGCACAGAACTAAAAAGAGGAGTCAAGTCTTCGACTAGCTCCTCTCTAATTTTCTTTATGTTTTCTAAAGGGTTTATCTTCTTTAACCAAGCTTTAGTTCTAAACATTGGTATTGTTATGGGTCTTTTAGCTTTATCAAAGCCTGTAACCTCATAAGTACCTATATCGTACTTGTCTACCTCCCAAACATCTACATCTACATTACAAGCTTTTAAAAGGTCGTCTAACGACTTAACTCTTTTACTATCTTCACAAGTAGCCGTAGCAGAATCTTTGCTTTCATAAAAATTTGTTTTTTCTTTACTTGTTGGATTTACTATTTTTTTTCTAAGCCCTCTTGCTATACTTCTAACTTTTTCATAAGAACAATTAAAGAGCGTTGCTGTTTGCTGGTAATCCTTGTTTAATTTTTCTGGATTAGCTAACAAATACGATTTAATCTCGTCTGTATTATTTTTTTTCATAAGGTGGTCCGAAATCGTGTTGTGATTTTACATCGATTTGAACAGGTTTAAAAGTATGATTCTTTCTCCATTTCTTAACCTTGGACATAGCTATATTTACTAACATGTCATTGTTGATAACGTCCTCACCATCATGGAATTTGATAAAAACATCTTTGATTTTAATTTTGTTTTTTTTCTTGTCCTGGAATACCCAATCGGTAAGCCAAATAGGAACCTTTTCTTTCATAATAATACAGTTACATCCAATTGACCTTGGTCATTTTGTTTGTAAATATATAAATAAAAAGGACTTGTACCGCTTGTAAATTGTTTTTCTGTACCAATAACACCAGACAAAGAGTGTTGCTTAGCATTAGCAGCAAAAGCTGTAGCAGCAGCTATACCTTTTTGTCTCATTAAATATACTGTAGTGGGATGGTTTTCTAATGTTTGATTAGGTAGTTTACTACTATCCTGATCTAAGTTGTATTGTGATAGAAGCAAATTAAAAGTTAATGTTTCTGATGTACTAGCGTTTACAAAAAGTATGTCTTGTAACTGCCCATGTGTATTACTATCGTATATTTTAGTATACTTATTTGTTGAGGTATTAGTCAAATAAGATATATTCTTATAAGGCAACACAAAATTCTTAGAAGAAACCTGTGACACAACTTTAGACTCAGCTTGTATTACATTACCAGAAGACGTAGTTATTGTAGATGATTTTCTAGCAGATTTGATAGACTCTGACTCGTAATCAGTTCTTAGTAATTTATCGTATTCTTCTTTACTTAATGCCATCGTAATCTATATATTCTATTGTAACACTTTCTCCGTTTTTTAGAGCTTTTGCAATTTTTGGATAAACTCGTCTATACGCATTGACACTTTTTCCAACAAATCCGTCTTTAATAATGGTATTGTTTTCTTGGGAATCTCCAAGAATAAGACAGCCACTAGTATGTTCATCAGTATTTCCAGTATGTATAAGAATAAACTCAAAACCAGGCACGTCAATGATATGAAGCATACCGATGTGTATATTAGGATATTTTTTAGTATATCTTTCATGAAATCCCCCTTCTTTTCTTAATTCAATATTATAAATACCCGCTGGTATTCTTGTTTCGCCTTTAACTTTTAGAACTCTATGTTCGTCTTCTAAGGTATAACATAAAAACTGATTTCCCAAATCATTAACCTCAAAAAGCAGACCGTTAGTAGAGTCTGCTTCTGAGTTATACCTTAATACTTTAAGTTTCATATTATGCGTCTAACGCATCGCAAAGTAGAAACTGCGCTTTTTGTGCAGCTGTTGCAGCATCTAAATCCAAATTATTAGAAGCATCTCCTGCACCATCAATTTTAACTGGTGAAAAGAATCCTTCTCCTGGTTTTAAATCTGCAATAATATCTCCGTCAGGTTTAACAGATATAGCATAGTCTGTATCTACATTTTTTACAAAAGTATAAAGTCTATCTTTATTTGTTAAACTAGCTAAGTTTATTTGATCATCACCCGTTCCTACTAAAACCTCACCTGTAGTTAAAGATTCTCCTGTAGTATGAGATTGTGATATAAAACTAGGATTAAAAGAAAATACAATACTACCGTTTTGATCTGTTAATGTAAAAGATCCTGATACTTGTACGTTTAGTGCTTGTGTCGCCATTTTATATAATTTTTAAATTATGCTGCTGAATCTATTTCTACAGCAAAATATTCAACTGTTACAACTCCTGTGTTTGCACGAGCTGTTGTTGCTCCTGCTCCTCTAATAATAGTAAATAAAAATTCACCTGGCTCTAAAACGCCAATAATATCATTATCACTAGATGCACCATCATATACTGTTACGTAATTAGTATCATCCATGTTTTTAACGTAAATTATTTTACCATAACCAGGAGAAGACATAATTGTTGCGTCTGAACCTGTTGGTACATCAATACGTCCTGATGCAATTTGATCAACACCAGTAATGTTTAACGAGAAATTAGAAGACTGAGCCTGACTATATCCTGTACCAGATGTAGCCGTTATATTTAAACTACCATTAAATGTATAATTTTGTGCCATCTTATTATTTTTTTACAAATATAATTAATTAATAGGAATTATCTTCATTACTAGGTATATTTTGTTCAAAACCAGAAGATGGTGTAGCAGCTTGACCGTGTGTTGTACCAGCCATATAACCTAATTGACCATTATGTACATGAGTATGATAGCCAACTAAACCTAGTATAGCTCCATAATCTAATGCCTCTTGAACATTATCAAACAAAGGCACACTATCTATTGTAGTTATTATAGGCACTATAAAATTGATTTTAATTCAGCACACTTTTCGTACTCTTCTAGTTCTACAAAATAATCTATTAACTGATTTATAGTATCATTCCAACCTTCATCTGACTGTATGTCTTCTGGATGAAATGCTAAATAAACCGATCCTTCTTTTGTAGTTAGTAAATCATCTAAAGTAACATCTCCCATAAGAATATCATAAGCATTATTCATTGCTATATTTAACTCTTGTTGTTCGATATTATCTTTATGAATGTTGTTCATTTAATCTAGACATTCTTGCACCACAACAGCACATATTTTTTTTAGACATTTGTCCTCTATAATTACCTCCACTAGAGTATCTACTAACTCTACCTTTTTTATTTTTTTCTCTTTTAGCTTTAGCTTTATCTGCTTTACTTAATTGACTCCAAGTCTTAGGCGTTTTTTTACTAACCTTTTTAGTAGGTCTAAAAGTATTTTCACCTCCACTATAATCTTTTTTACCAGACGGAGTTCGCCAGTCTTCTTTAAACCATCTCTTTAAAGCTAAGCCTTTTGCTGTTTTACGTACCGCCATAATTAATCGTGTTGAAATCTCATTCCTTGCGCTGCTTTCTTTTTAGATTTATTACCCCAATTAGCAGCTCCTTTTTTTCTACACTTTGCCAAAGCTCCACTTGCATAAGCTGAAGGCCATACTTTATATCTTGACTTTACTTTATGATAACATGCGTCTTTTGCCATTTTATTTCTTTTTAGGTTTTGTGTGTTTGTAACCCTTCTTTTTTAATTCCATGTGCTTTGCATATGTATTAGCTTTGATACCTTTACCAGCTCTACTATACATCATATGTGGTTTAAATTTTTTAGCCATAATTAATCGTGCTGTGTGTAACGACAACCTGCATTGCAGTTCCACTTTCTTAATGATTTATTAATTCTTGAATTAGGATCTCTTCTTGTTTTAGCAGACGTAAGTTTCTTTTTCATTCCTTTCATACGAGAACAAAAAGATTTTCTACGCTTAGCAGCTTTAGATCCTTTTTTTAACTTAGAAGGTTTTGTAGTAACAGCAGACTTTAACTTAGAACCAGGATTTGCTCTTCTGTAAGAAGCAATACCTTTTTTGTTAAGTCCACCAGATTTAGACTTACCTTCTTTTCTTTGCCATGCAGGTGTTTTTGCCATTTTATTTTACTTCAGTATTATTCTTTTTGCTGCTCCCACCGAAGAAAAAGTCAATAATAGTATTAACTTTAGCTGACATTGCTCCAAAGATACTAGAAATAAAAGTAATTTCAAACTCACCGAGATTAATAGTACCTTTTACAAAGTAATTAAACATAACATAACTTATGCCAAAATAAGCTACAGTAAATAATGTCGCAAGTATTTTCTGTATAATAGCATCATCTTTATACATATCTCTTGCAGACTTTCTGTCTTCTACCTCTTTAGCGAAAGCTTCACGCTCTGCATCTAGTAAAAGTTTTTGTAATTCAATTTTAGCCTGATCTCTTTCTTTATCAGTTGTAATTACTTTATCTAAAATTCCTTCGGCATTGTCTAATACCTTACTAAACAATCCATTTAATATATTAAGAGCCACAGTTTTCGCAATCTTCTTGATTAGTTATATCACATTTAGGCTGTACAGATTCTTCCAAACTTTTAGTCCATGCTTCAAAAAAACTTGCATCATTTTCATCAGGAGCATGGCACTCACAACTTTCTTTTAAACATATACCTTCTGAGTCACAACAAGTACATGAAGGTTTTCCACAACAAACATTTAAAGCTTTATCATCTTTCATATTTCTAGTATAATCGTAATAATATTTTGATTTATTTACAGCCATTTAATTTAGCTATTTCTTTTTCTAATTCTATAATTCTATCATCATTTTCATTAATGACTTTTATTTTCTTTTCTAGTCTACGA